GCGATCATTATAGTCGACGAATGTCAAAATTTAAACTGGGAAGAACTGTCTACTATTATGACACGTGTCGGTTATCGATCTAAGATTATATTCTGTGGCGATTATCGACAAACTGACCTGTATCGCAAAAATAGCGATAAGTCTGGATTGGTCAAGTTTCATAATATTGCAAAAACGATGAATGCATTTACTAATATTGAATTCACAACTGATGACATTGTTCGCAGCAGTTTAGTTAAAGACTTCTTAGTTGCTGTTGACAAATACGAAAAGGAAAATAACGGTTGAAAACTTTTAATCATGATTTTGTGACATTACCTAAAATGTCAACAGTTAATATTGACGGAACTCGATATTATGTCACTCCACAAGGTATTCGCTACCAGTCAGTTACAACTTTAACTGGCAAACTTAACGCTAAAGAAATACAAGAATGGCGTCAACGTGTAGGCGAAGAAAAAGCCAATAAGATCTCAACACGTGCAGCTAATCGTGGCACTTCTATGCATAAAATGGTCGAGAACTATTTACATAATCGCCCATTAAACTTACAAGAAGAAAATAATCCTCTTAATAAAGAAATGTTTGTAAAGATTAAACCTCTGGTTGATCGTTTAGATAACATTAAGATTATTGAAGGCGCGATGTACAGTGACGAATTAGAGTTGGCTGGCACAACCGACTGTGTCGCTGAGTATAACGGCGATCTCGCGGTTATCGACTTCAAGACGTCAACTCGTATGAAGAAGAAAGAAAACGTCAAGAACTACTGGATGCAGGGTGCTGCTTACGGTAAAATGTACCATGAACATTATGGTGTTGCACCTAAGTCGGTCATTCTAATGATTTCAGTTGAGACAGCTGGCTTCGCTCAAATTATGATTGAGCCATATGAAAAGTGTCTCGAGATGTTAATAGAGTTTAAGAAAACTATTTGACATTACAATCAATTGTCAGTATAATAGAGTGTCGACTTTGAAATAAATAGATTAGATATATCTAAGGAGTCTAAAATGGCACAGCCAGTATTGAAAGATTTAGGTGGTGGAACTGTTACAACAGCATATTCTGAAATTCCAGCAAATGCTCTTGCGACAAAGTTCTACAACAGTCTCGGTGGACAATTACACTTAATTGGTACACCAGAACAAATTGCAGCAGCCGATGTGCTAATGCAAAAAAGTCCAGTTGTATTTGATAATATCGAGTATAACTTTAGAGCATAACACTAAGAATTAATTATGGGTGGATATGATAATAAGACCTCAGTTGATCTTTCTAAAAAAAGAAAACTTGGTGGTCTAATGAATGCATTAAAGTCGGGAGATTTGTATAAAGAATATATTAATCATCCGACAGCACAATATGAAGTGACTTTTCTTGAATATAAGAAGAAAAGAAAACAGCGTAAATATTGAGTGTAAAATTGGACCAGACGGGAAGTGCGACTCTTCCCCATCTCCACCAAAAGCATATTGTTAGCTGTCTGCAGCAGCGCCCATAAAGATACACAATATGCTTCTGACGGGGATGCGTAGGATCGATGGACAAAAAATAAACTTAATTCGCTCGAAAGGTGACGAACGTAATTCGCACAAACAAAAGTAACAGCAAATGATAGCTCTTACGATCTTGCGTTAGCTGCCTAATAAGTAGTTAATTGCTAGGGTTTGGTAGGTTTCCTAGTAACAGAAAACCTACCCATTATTCGGATATGCCCAAGTCCATGTACCATCAGGTAAATAGAACTTTCTTCTTCCTGTTGCTGTTTTAGACAATTTGGCTGATCCTTTCTTTCCATTAGCTGAAGCATAAGGATTATGTTTGCCTTTAGTTGTTGGTTTACCTTTACGATAATTGCTTATAGCTTTTTTGTGTTCTTCTGATATTGTTCCACCCTTATTTGTAAAATTCCATGTTTTGTTTATGACGTCTTTAGGAATTTCTAAAGTCTCAAAAAATGAATGTGTGGAACTACACTCTGTATTGAAAAATGTACAGAGAGGACAAATATAAGTATTCATGCTGACACTCCTTGTTAGTGTTAGAGCCTGTGGATATTACCAGTATCGCGACAGGCACTTTTTATTTATAAAAGTTATCGCTGTAAAATGGAGGCAACTAACATGACAGCAGTAGATAAGATCGATAGGTTTATTGATCGAAACGAAGATATGATCTACAGAATTGGTATTCTGTTTACATTTTCATTTTTAGGGATTGCAATTCCTGCTCATCATCTAATTGAAGCTAGAGCAGAATTAACAAAATCTCAACTGATGCATCAACAATACGTTGATGAAAAGAATATTGAAGTGCACGATCTCAATCTAAAGATTGAAGATATTTCGGCAAAGTATCAAAAAACCGAGTCCTTTAGAAAAGAAGTAAACTGTCTCGCTGAGAATGTTTATTATGAGGCAGGAACTCAGGGTAAGGACGGTATGTTAGCAGTGGCTCAGGTCACGCTAAACAGAAAGAAAGCTGGATTCGCTCCAAGTATTTGTGGAGTTGTACATCAAGGATGTCAGTTCTCATGGGTTTGCGAACCTTATAAGCAACCAATTCCTGCATTGTTTAATCGAGCTTATGATATTGCAAAGAAAAGCTTTTTAAATGGTGTAGCAATGGCTAAACTCAATAATGCTTTGTACTTTCATGGTGACTATATTAATCCTGATTGGAGCAGTAAGAAGTTTATTACTCAAATCGGGCAGCATAAATTTTATGGGGAAAAGTAATGGCGACTAAAGACGAAAAGAATAATTTTTCAATTGAGATAGAGAAAATTGTAAAATCTAAGAAACTATCATATCTTGAAGCCATTACAGAATATTGCTCTGAGACTGGTTTAGAAATTGAAATGGCGGCAACACTTTTAAATGATGTGTTAAAGTCTAAAATTAAATTAGAAGCTGAAGAGCTTCGTTATCTCCCAAAAACATCAACACTTCCTATATGAATGGACATGATGCTTTTCAAATTTACAATGCAGTAAGATTACATTTTACCACTGATAAATTTGATTACTTTACTTACAACGGCAAGACTAGAATAACCGCAGAATCTTTTAATGCGAGGAAAGACAAATACACTTTCCATAAAGTCGCCAGAGTAATTAAAGAAGATGATATGCCGTATTTCTTTGCCGTCAACTTTATGAAAGGTGATGGTAAGTCTTGGATTTCAAGCATGCTCCAAGAAGATGCCAGCAAGAACTTTAAAGAGTGGCAGCATTGGCAAGAGAATCGTTTAATTAATTTAGAAAAAGATCTAAAGAAATTAAAAGGCAAATTCGAGAAATTAATCATTTGTAAAAATGGTCAGTTTCCCGAACTATTAAATTTTGTGTTTCAAGACGAAATAGCGTATGATAGTCTAGTGATCCTAGACCATTATATTAAACTAATGGATGCTTGGAATACGAAAATCGAGGACGACTTTATATGGACAGAATTTTACAAGAAGTTCAATAAGTATAAACCGTTCTTCCTACATTATGCACCATTGAGTGATCCTTTCTTTAAAAAAGCCATTAAAGATGGTTTGACTTTACAGAAATAAACCTATATAATGTTATATGATGAATAATGTGGATAATTCGATAATACTAAACATACTACGCATACGAGGTAATACAAATGGTAGATTTTAAATCACTTAAAGCCAAGTCTTCTACAGACAAATTGACCAAAGCTCTTGAGAGCATGTCTAAAGGTCAAAGCGGCGGCAATTCTAAAGACGATCGTTTATGGTCACCAGAAGTTGATAAAGCTGGCAACGGCTATGCTGTAATTCGCTTTCTAGATTCACCACAAGTTGACGGTGAAGATGGAATGCCATGGGTTCAGGTATTCAATCATGGATTCCAAGGTCCAGGCGGTTGGTTAATTGAGAATTGCTTAACTTCAATCAATCAAAAATGTCCAGTTTGTGAGCACAACAGTTCTTTATGGAACAGCGGTGTTGAAACAAACAAAGAAATTGCTCGCAAACAAAAGCGCAAACTTTCTTATATCGCCAACATTTTAGTTGTTAAAGATGCTGCTCATCCAGAAAACGAAGGAAAAGTTTTCCTATTCAAGTTCGGTAAGAAAATCTTTGATAAGATCAAAGAGAAACTAGAGCCACAATTTGAAGATGAGAAGTCAGTAAATCCTTTCAACTTTTGGCAAGGTGCAAACTTCAAGTTGAAGATTCGTAACGTTGAAGGCTATCGTAACTACGACAAGTCTGAGTTCGAT